TAAGGTTTGCTATATAATTCAAAAATATAATCCAGAGAATGAGAAAAAAATCCGGAGATGAAAAACGCCCCATAGAGGTCGATCCAATTACAGGAGAATATTCAATTAAAATACCAGAATGGATGATCAATGAATTATCCTGGTACGAGGACACAGAAATTACTTTTAATCTAGATGGTAATGATATTATCCTCTCAGAGGAAAGTGAATGAAAAAATACGTCATCTATGCAAAAGATAAGTGTTTATTTCACTCCGTCGATGAAAGAGAATTTGATGTGACTTGGAAGACTCTTCGTAATATGGTCGGCATTATGAAGACCGATTATAGTCTTGAAGACCTAAGATACGAAGAGATCCCCAATTGACAACCGCTACATAATATTGTATGATATGAATGTAAATTAATCAAGTTATGACAAAAGGATTTACTGTAAAAGCAAAATCGCCAGTCGTTGCAAAAGAACCCGAATGGGACTTCGATAAGGCAAGAGAAATGGTACGTGGAAAGACAATTGTATTCTGTCTTCCTGGTCGTGGTGTTTCTTATACATTTCTGAAAAACTTTGTACAACTTTGTTTTGATCTGGTACAAGCAGGTGCAAGTATTCAGATCTCACAAGATTATTCTTCAATGGTGAACTTTGCACGTTGTAAGTGTCTTGGTGCAAATGTTCTTCGTGGTCCTGATCAAAAACCATGGGATGGCAAACTGAAGTATGATTGGCAACTTTGGATTGATTCTGATATTGTCTTTAATACTGAAAAGTTTTGGCAATTGGTTCTGATGGACCAGGACATTGCCGCTGGTTGGTATATGACAGAAGATGGACATACTACATCAGTCGCACATTGGCTCGATGAAGATGATTTCAGAGGCAATGGTGGAGTGATGAATCATGAAACTGGTGAAAGTATTCAGAAGCGTCGCAAACCATTTACTGTCGATTACACTGGTTTTGGTTGGGTTTTGATTAAGAATGGTGTCTTCGAACACGAAGAGATGAAGTATCCTTGGTTTGCTCCAAAGATGCAGATCTTCGAATCTGGTGAAGTTCAGGACATGTGTGGAGAAGACGTATCCTTCTGTTTGGATGCAAAAGAAGCAGGATTTGAAATCTGGTGTGATCCTCGCATTCGCGTTGGTCACGAGAAGTCACGAATCATCTGAGATGGCACAAGAACGGTATAATATTCTCTGTAAGGGACGTAAAATCTATCAAAATCTTACAGAGGAAGAATACTTCGATACAATGGAGGATCTGTCTCAACAGTTTTATCAGACAGGTTCTCCAAATCCAAACGAACTTGAAACTGAAATTTATTTGGAGAATTAATCAATGGCAAAAGCAGCAAGTGGTGGATTAAATAAAAGAACGTCTTATATTCCTGGGCCTCCTAAAAAATCTCGTCAAGGTGATGGAGGTGGAACTAAATATGCCGCGTCTTCTCGCAATGGGGCTCGGAAAAAATACAGAGGACAAGGTAAAGGATAAAAATGGCATACTTAAATCATAGTCTTCCAGATTGGTCATGTTATATTCGAAATGAATTTCTCTTTAATCATAAAAAAGGACACGGAGAAGTGACCAAATGTGATGTTCACTGTGTTGCAAGTATTGAAAAAAGAGTTCCTCTATTTGAGGCATTTCTCGAAAACGGCGTGAATTGGACTCGGCGTCCTCTTCACGCTTTTTGTTGGAAACCAGACGCAATAATTGAACCTCTTGAAAATATTATGTACTGGGACTGCTTTTCTCCATACATCGATGTTCAGAAACGAGCACGTCTTTCTGGATTGCAGGCAGAATTAATTCGTCCTGATGGAAAAAAAGTCTTGGGAGCCTATATGTTTACTCTTGATTGGTCTTGGGAAAACAAGGGTGTCGTAGATCTTAATTTTTCAGAAACTCCTGAACACAAATGCGCTCATTTGTTTAAGGTTGAAACTGGAAATTACTATGCATATCCAAATAATCGCATTATTTGGTATGATAATGCCTGGACATTTAATAGAATTGATAAAAATCCTGGATATGAAATTGATTTAGAAATATATTCGGTAGAAAATAAGAGAAAATTTGAAACTTCGGATCATTACATGTACGAAATTACAAATTTAGATGAAAATAAATAAATTTTTTGCATAAAACTCAGTTGGAAAAGTTTTCAATGGGTAAGCACCTATTATTGGAGGTGTATAATGTTGATTTTGATCTGATCAATGACGTTGATTCTCTACAAAACGTCATGATTAAAGGCATCGAGCGTGCAAAAATGACCGTTTTGAACGTATTTTCACATTGTTTTGTACCTCAGGGGTGTACAGTAGTGATTGCACTTTCAGAGAGTCATGTTTCTTGTCACACGTGGCCAGAAAATGGGTGCTTAGCAGTTGATGTCTATACTTGTGGTGAAGAAAATCCCAAATTAATTGCCCTGGAAATACTCAAATATCTCAATTCAGACTCTTATTCGCTGCGTGAAGTCGATCGTTAAATAGAAATAAGGAGATAGCAACCTCCTTTATAAAAGTTCTGTTTTATTCATTAAAACAGGAGCTAAAATGTCTAATTTACCAGTCGATAGAGATCCCAATTACATGTATTCAATGTGGGGAACCACAAAATTAATCACTGATTATAATGAACAACCAAAAAGAGTGATTCAAGAGGTAATGCACGACTCTGCACCACGTCATGACCTCAAAAAACAAACTGAATTACATGAAAAAATTCGTAATGATGAAGACTATGATGATTGGGATTATGGAACCGAACCAAACTATGGATCTTCCTGGCAGTAGGTATAAATAAATCAAGAAAACTTATCCATCAATGGCAGTCACAAGAATATCCAGATCATTCAAGGATATTAGTTTATCTTTTGAACCTCATCCTGTGACAAAAGATCTGCCTGTTTTATCTAATGAAAGAGCGATTGCCAGATCTGTGAGAAATTTGGTAGAAACAATTCCAACAGAAAGATTTTTCAATCCTCTTCTCGGATCCAATGTTCGTAGAAGTCTGTTTGAATTTGTCGATTATGGTACAGCAGGAATCATTGAGGATCAAATTAGAACTACAATTAATAATTTTGAGACTCGTGTAGATAATGTAGTTGTTAATGTTGATGCAAGGCCAGATGACAATACTTTTGAAGTGACTGTCATTTTTGATATCATCGGAGAAGATTTTCCAACACAACAATTTACATTCTTATTAGAGGCAACAAGATAAAATGCCTTTCACACAGTTTACGAATTTAGATTTCGATCAAATTAAAACTCAAATCAAAGATTATCTCCGTGCAAATTCAAATTTCACGGATTTTGACTTTGAAGGATCTAATTTCTCTGTCTTAATTGACACTCTTGCGTATAATACTTATATTACAGCGTTTAACTCAAATATGGTTGTGAATGAATCCTTCTTGGATTCTGCAACTGTCAGAGAAAATGTAGTTTCATTAGCAAGAAATATTGGATACGTACCTCGCTCCAAAACCGCTTCTAGGGCGGCAATTACTTTTGAGGTTCCTACCAATACCTCGAGTGCTTTCATGACTCTTCAAGCGGGTCTGGTGTGTGTTGGATCATATGATAATACATCATATAGATTTTCGATTTCCGAAGATATTACAACAACAGTAAAAAATGGTATTGCGAAGTTTGGATCATCAACTTCTCCAGTTTACATTTATCAAGGAAACTTATTAACGAAGCAGTGGACCGTTGATAATTCTCAAGACCAAAGATTTATTCTTGAAAATCCAAACATTGATATTTCAAGATTGGTTGTTTATGTAAAAGGAATCAATGACAGTGGAGTAGGTAGAGAATATTTTAAGGTAGATAATATATTGAGATTAGATAAAAATTCCGAAATATACTTGATTCAAGAAGTTCAAGATGAAAAATATGAACTACTCTTTGGTGATGGATATTTTGGAAAAAAACTTGAAAATAATTCAATTATTACTGCAAAATATATCGTAACCGATGGTGAAAGAGGTAATGGTGCATCAGTATTTGATTTTCAAGGAAATTTTGTAGATTCTTCAAATATTAGAATAATTCCTTCTGGATCCGTTACAATCAATACCATTGAAAAGTCATCAAATGGTGGAGAAATTGAACCAGTAGCATCAATAAAATATTTTGCTCCAAGACTTTATTCGGCACAATACAGAGCAGTAACGTCAAGAGATTATGAGGCGATTATACAATCAATTTACCCAAATGCAGAATCCGTTGCTGTTGTTGGTGGAGAAGAATTAGTTCCACCACAATTTGGAACGGTTCAAATTAGCATTAAACCAAAAAATGGGACATATGTTTCAGATTTTGATAAACAAAATATTTT